CTCCCGGGACGAAACGCACTCTACAGTGCTATTTCTTTGACTTTCCACGGCAGGGCGCGGGACGTACCATGCTTTCGCATTGACTGAGGGATTTCTCATCCCTCTCTCCTAACTGAAACGGAGTTAGTCAGTGTTTTTTTGGTTTTTCATGACGGGTTAGAGACCCTCTTTTTTCTTTCACCTTTTTTTCTTTTTTCTAGGTTAACTTCCGTGTCATCGTGGACCGATCATTCGATCAATACCCCCTCGAGCGCGTTCGTCAAACGCGGTAAGGGGTGTTCACGGCTCCTTAGTACACGGGCGATAGCCTAGCCACCCTCATTTGAAATACCTCCCTTTCTTTTCCCGGTCCAAAACTTCTGCCACCCACAACCAACTGTTCCTACGGTCGAAAGCGTAGGGTACAGCCAACGGTGAGACAGACTCCTGGCTGGTTTACGATTGTGGGCCGTCTCCGAGTGCCCAATTTTCCTATGTTTTAACAATAATTTTTATTTTTCAATTTTCGGGATGCTCATCAGCGTTCTACGTACCTTTCACGTAGCCTTTCGGCATTTAGGCATCCGATCGTACTAAGCCGTGGCTTCGTCACCGGACCGTACAGTCGCCTGCACACTTACTAGGAGGATATCCTTTAAATGGGTTATAGCACCCAATCCTAGCAGCCAGCCTCGCTACACAGGTCTACCGCTTCGCGCCCGCCGGTACCATCCTTTGGATACCGATTAAGCATAGTGGTCCCGAAAAAAAAAAAAAAAAAAATATCAAAAACAAAGAAAAAAAGGGGTCAAGAGAAAGTTTGTTAGGGGAAAATAAGGTTTTTCATGGCGGTAAAACATCGGTTGAAGCCGACTATCGCTGCTGAAGGCCTAGAAAATACAAAAAACAGGCAGAAAAAGAGGAGGGGTAACCCTCCCAAATAAAAACACAACCCGCTCACTCCTTGTCTACGCAATGAATACGCCTTACCCCGGTAATAAAATCGTCTAGCATACGCGAGATAGTACCCTTAGGGGGTTTTACTATCTTCTCGCGTCGGACGTCAACATTCCGAGGAAGAAGTACTCCACCGCTTTTAAGACGGATAGGGAGCGAGGGGGGAGAAAAAAGAATTCGTTTTTTTTCGGCGAATCTAGGTGTGTCACCTAACTCCACGAAACGGGTTTTCCGCTGGAGTAACGGGTGATCGCACATCCACGTGCTGGTACAGTCCTCATTTGAGAGGATCACCTCTGGATAGCGAGAAGAAAAGTATTGATAAGCTTCTGCCGGCCAGAGGAACTGCCAGTACGTCTCGACACCTAGATTCTTTTTTTGTATCGGAGTAGGAACTCCTTTTGTTTCGCGGAGAAAGTCTGCTTTGTCCACGATGCATTGATAAGGGCCACCGCAAATAAATGCGTCCTTGATCATAGGGTGTGGTGCGCCTTTGTGAAGAGGCACACCTTCCCAGGCATCGACAAACTTTCTTTTTTCCATCCGTCCCCACTGAGCTATCATATCGTAAGCTTCAGGTAAGGGCGGATTTGCCACGACAACGTCAGGAGTACGCTTTACTCCCATCTCTTTTGTAGGGGCGGGTCCCAAAAAAATCGCGCGGCGGAACCAAGACTTCCGAAGGAGGTACTGGACGGTACGCTTGGGGAGATCAGCGACGCACAGAGGTCTCAGAGAGATCTCGTGCCTCATTGCGACATTAAGGATCCACGCCTGGACATCCCGGCGTAAACCCTTAATGCTGTCGCATACGTCTCGAAGCATACCATCAGCCTGTTTCTGGAAAGGTCGGAGGAAGCTAAGGACAGGTTTGGGATTTAAACCCTTTCTCATGGAAGAGCAAGGTTGACTGTTCAAGTCGGCCCAGTGATCCTCAATACCTGTCTTAGATTCATTGACCACTAATCCGTAAGATCCGGTTATCTTACGCCAAAGCGCAAAAAAACTTTCATTTCCCGGGAATAAGCAGTCGTCTCCATTAAAACGACCAATGCGACGTTCACCCGAACCATAGCTAATATCACAAGCCATATCGAAGCAAGCCTTATTCAGGAGGCAGAGAAGTGGGAAACTGACAAGGTTTCCCATCATTGACCCCCTCTTAATGGGGTGAGTCTCTACTCCCTGACGCTCTTCGGTATCTAGCCCGAGATATTCGCTACCAACCCAGCGAAGGTTGGTGAACGATCCCACTAGTACTTTCCTTTCCTCCTCCGAAAGCTCGGCGCATTCCGCGAGGACATCAACAATGGCGGAAACGGCTTCAAGATAGATATTGTCAGTGGCTGCAGTATAGTCACCACTTATTATCTTTTCACCTTTCCGCTTGTCATTGAAGACAGCCTCGAAGTCCTCGCGCGACACGTCACCACGGACCAGCCAACCTGATTCACTCAGGTGGTCGTAAAGAGCCTCGTGAACCGGACGGAGTATTCTCTTAACCCTTGCCGACTGCATAGTAACAGTCCGAAACTTTCCCTTTGTTTTAGCTACCCCTAATCTGACCAATGAGTCGTCAGAAGAGTGCGCTTCGGTACTCGTCCCCAAGGTTCCTCCTTCCAATCTCGAATTCTCTAAACATCCCTGCTGGTCAGGAACGTAAACCCCTTGATCCCTACAATCGGATGGGCCATATGCCTCACCTCCGATATTTTTTCTTTTGTTTTCTAATTTTCTCCCCCACCCACCGGCAAGTTCCCGAACACGTCGCTTTAGGAGCCAGATCGGGTCATGGACCCAATCAGCCGGAGGCATTCGCGCCTCCTTCGCAACATGCTGTTTCCAAGCCTCACACGACGCCCTAGAGGCGATCCTGTCACACGGAATGCAGCTGAAATCGAAGATGCGCTTTGATCCTTTGATCATCGATTCCATTTTCTTTTGTTTATTCTTTTTTTTTCTACTTTTTCTTTCTGCAAACCGGGATAGGACGCTGGACGTCCATGTATCCCACACCCGCCTTATTGCAGCGCAGTCTTCCCCCTCGAACAGGGGTCTATCACCTTGGAGTCTGAACTCCGAGCAGATGATGAAGGCTGCCTTATTTAAGGCATTGACAAGGGGCCCTGTTGCAGTGCAACGGGCTGGTTTCGAAGGTACCTGGGTCTTACCCCTCTTCCCTTCGAGGTCCTGCGTCAAGCTTGAAGTTGCCAAGAGCATCACAAGCAGTCCCTGGTCCGTATAGTGGAC